AAAACAGGCGGTGGTCGAAAAATGGTCTGATCCCGATTTTAAAGTTACGAAAGAAGAATGGAGAATAGAACACGCAACAAAACAGATAGGACTTAGATTAGATCAATACATAGATTTTGATATCGATAATCCTGTTGTTAAAAGATTTACAAGCGACCACATAAAATCATGTGGTGCAATATTTGGTAGAAGAAATAATCCATCAAGTCATTATCTTTGGTCTGGTACATCAGACTACAAAAAATTTGCACTACCAAAAGAATTAGAAAATTATTACAAAGATTATGGTCATGGTGCAACGCTGTGTGAGATAAGACATGGTGCAAATAAATACACACTAGTTCCAGAAACAAAATATCATACGACAAACGAAATAGTTAAGTGGGTTAAATACGATGGTATTGATGAGTATCCAGGTAACTTAAAAGTTGATCTTGGTAAAATAGCTTTGGCTGCAGCTCTTTGCATTACATATGCAGGTTCAGGACAAAGAGATGATTATTGCACTGCTATGGCAGGTGTACTATTAAAACATACAGAATGGAATGTAGATGACATAGATGATTTTGTTTATAAAATTGCTATTGCAGCAAAAGATGAAGAGGCAGAAAAAAGAAAAAGAAAAGGTACAACACATAAAAAAGCAAATAGAAAATTTGGTATGCCTAAACTTGCAGAGATTATTGGATGCTCTACAAAAACAATTGCAACATTATTTAGCTGGATTGGTGTGCAGGAAGCAACAAGTGAGGAGGCAAAACAATCTATTGGTCAGATAATTGAGTATGGCAGTGACAGGTATTTTGTAAAGATAAATGCTGTGGTGCAGGGAGAGGCTGTTGAAAAAACAATCACGGTTGATGGACCAACACTTAGAAATAAAAAATTATTTTATGATGCAGTAATTAGTAAAGCATCTGTTTGGATACCAGAAATGAAAGCAGCAGACTTTGAAGAAATTATGCGTAGAAAATATGAAGCTAGAGAAAAATCAAATAACTATGTCGAAGAGGCAGAAGAAGATTTACGATTTATAAAACATTTTAAAAATTATATTGCAGAGGCAAAAGCATACACAAATAAAAAAGAGTTAGCATACTTTGGCATGCCATATTACAATATGCAAAAAAAAATATTAGAGTTTAATTTAGATAAATTTGAAGACTATTTACATAAACAAAAAGTAAATCTACCAAGAGTAGATTTAGTAATTAAATGTCAAAACATATTAAAAGCAAAAAAGAATCACGGTAAGTTTGGCACAAAATCTTGTGTATCTTGGCGTATGATAAACCAAAAAATAGAAAAAGAGGATTTAATAATAGAAGGTGAATATCAAGAGGTAACAGATGAAACAGCCTAAATTTATATCAGGGCCACCAGGAACAGGTAAAACGTCAATGTTTATTACACAAAAATATACAGAATTATTGAAAAAATATTCTTACAATAAAATAATAATACTATCACATACAAACGTTGCAGCTGATGAGATAAGAGAAGAGATACTTAAACTACCTGAAATGCAAGGTGTTACAAAAAAAGCAATGAAATATAATATTTGCACGATACACGCATACTGCAAAAGCAGATTAGTAGGACGTAAAGAAGTATTTAGTTATGAAGATCATATGAATTTATCAACAATGGAATCTCTTTTTAAATTACAAAGGGTAACAGAATCAGAGTTTAATGCAGATAAACATAAATTTTATAGATATTTAGCTGATGCACATGGCAAAGGTAAGACAATAAAAGAACATTGGAAAACTTGTGATAAAGAAATTTACAAACCATATAGTTTAAATTCAATAGAAGAAATGGCAAATCATTATATTAAATATAAAAAAAATAATCACGTCTGTGATTATGCGGACATGATACAAGATTTTATAGATAAAGCTGTAGAACCAGACATAGATGCTTTGATAGTTGATGAAGCACAAGACAGCAACGTACCACAGAGAAAAGCTCTTGATAAGATGGCGACCAAAGCAAAAGAATATTATTTTGTTGGTAATGCTGATCAAACTATATTTGAGTTCGCTGGATCTGACGCTGACTACTATCATAGATTATCTAAAAACGCAGAGCAATTAGAACAAGGACATAGGTGCGGTAAAACAATAAATAATTTATGTAAAGAAATAATAAAACCAGTGTGGGATTATTATGGTTATAAAAGAATTTGGAGACCAACAGATATTATAGGTAATCATTATCACTTACCTGGTTTAGATAAAAAATGTAGTGCTATGGAAACTTTATTAGATAAGATAAATAATACTAACGAGACTTTTTTATTTACTTATCGTGGCACGCCATCTAACTCATGGGTCAAAAAATTTTTCAAGCAACATGGTATAGAGTTTGCACATGTAGGGAACACGGCTCACGTGCCAAAAAAAGAATTAAGATGTCATAAACTATGGCCAGATTTTTGTAAAGGCACACCAATGTCGATGAAACAAATAAAAGACTTTTGGCAGTACATGGGTAGCAAAGTAATAGTCCATGGCAAAGGCGAAGAGACTTTTGATGAATGGGTAGATAGAGAATATACAATAGACTATCTAATACATCATAAGTATTTAAAACAAAATGCAAAGCATGAAAAAGATTTTGCATTAATAAGAAAGAAGACGGACCCTGATAGATTAATCTACATTAGAAAGGTTCTAAACAAGGGATATAACGATGGAGAGATAAGAGTAAAATATGCAAACATACATACCGTAAAAGGTTTAACTTTTGATAATGTTATTGTTGATCTAACGACAACAAGATTAGAAGATTATTTTACACAACTTAGATTAAAATACGTTGCATACAGTAGAGGCAAGTTTGATTGTTGGACTGTAGCATCACAAGGTAAATACACATTAGGAGTAAGATGACACACAAAGATTTATTTAAAGGAACAACATATGATTCATTAGAGGAACAAGTTGGCGGTAAACACTATCGCAATATGAAAATTCAACCTGCAGAGTTTATTAATGAAAATAAACTTTTATTTGCAGAGGGTAATGCTATAAAATATATTTGTAGACATTCTGCGAAAGGAAAAGCACAAGATATAAAAAAAGCAATACATTATTTAGAAATGATACTAGAAAGGGACTACAATGTGTAATACACCAGAAGATCTAAATCTTGATAATGTAGATACAGTTGCAATAGATATAGAAACTTATGATCCTAATCTTAAAACAAAAGGTTTAGGTGCAATACGTAAAGATGGTTATATTTGTGGTATTGCTGTTGCAACAAAAAATGATCTTGCATATTTTCCTCTACGCCACTCCGATACTGATATATCTTTTGAAAGAATAGATAAAATATGGAAAGTTCTTAACGATAGAATATTTCAAAACGAAAAAATTACAAAAGTATTTCATAATGCAATGTACGATGTCTGTTGGATAAGAGCAGTAACAGGTATGATGATTAAGGGTAGAATAGTTGATACCATGATAGCTGCATCTGTCATTGATGAAAACAGATTTAAATATTCACTAGACGCATTATCAAAAGATTATCTTAATGAAGAAAAATATAAATATGATCTACAACAAAAAACATTAGAGTGGTCTGGTGGCACAGTCAAAGATCCCATGACTAACATGCACAAGCTTCCTGCATCGATCGTAAAAGAATATGCAAAACAAGATGTTAATCTAACTTATAAATTATGGAATTTATTTGATAAAAAAATTGACGAAGTATTATACACTAAAGATGATGGAGAACAAAAAACTTGTAGACAAATATTTGAATTAGAAACAAAATTATTTTTATGTTTAGTTGACATGAAATTTAAAGGCGTTAAAATAGATGTCGCAAAAGCTATCCTATTTGGTAGACATCTTAAAAAACGTAGAGATCAAATAATAAAAGCTATAGAAAGTATAACAACAGTTAGAGTTGATATTTGGGCTGCAGCATCAATTAAAAAATTATTAGATCATCTTTGTATAAAAGATTACAAGGTCACTCCTAAATCTAAAATGCCACAATTACCAAAAGATTATTTACGAACACATAATAATAAATGTCTACGTATGATTGCAAAGGCAAGGGAATATGACAAAGCAGTTAATACTTTTATAGATGGACTATTAGAATATGTGCACGAAGGTAGAATACATGCTGATATAAATCAAATTAGATCAGATGCGGGCGGCACAGTGACTGGTAGATTTAGTATGTCAAATCCTAATCTACAACAGATTCCATCTAAAGGGTATATTGGCAAAAAAATGAGAGAGTTATTT